CAATCACATTTCATTTTATGATATCCTTTTAATAAAGTCTATTATGTGAACATTTATAACCAGAAGATACCTTACCACCCTTTTTTAACTTTTTACCAGATGAAGATGTTCTACTTAAACCAACATCTGTTCCTTTAAGAGCGTTAGCTATCTGTTTTAAAGCAAAGTTTTCACCTAATTTTTTTCCATCTATTGCTCTAGCTTTCATTACTTCATCACCTTTCCACCGCCACGAAGAGCAGCACCACAACCACGGCCAACTTTACCACCAGCTTTACGACGAGCAACATTCTTTTTCATACCCGGTTTACCACCTTTATAATCTCCTGAAAACTCAGGTTCCATATTAAAAACAGCGTCTGAACTATCTATTTTAATTTTACCTTTTCCAAAAGGATTGTCTGCATAACGTACACCGCCTTCTAAAGGTTTAAGTGGTTTATTTTTTGGACCTTGAACTGGACGTTTTTTGGGAGTAGAAGGTTTACGTTTAGGACGAGGTGTATCATCTACAGGAACGGGTGTTTTACGTGTAGCTACTGTTTTAGCTGGTAGTTTAGATAAAGTATTATCTTTTTTCTTTTTAGAACCAGCAGCGGCAGATGCAGCAACCACACCAGCAGCACGAGCAGCCGGACCAGTATCTCTAATTCCTCTACCTATACGAGTACTTTGACCAGAAATATTACCAGTTATTTGATTACTTCTATTTTTAGTAACAGAAGTACCTCTAGGACCGGGTTTAGTTTTGCCTGTTGCTACTTTAATAATATCTGTTACTTTTTTTACTGTTGGGTTTGGTTTAGACTTACCCATTTTAGCAGCAGCAGCTTCATTATTTTGCAGCTTTTGAACTAATTTATTAGGTTTAGCTTTTGGATTAGCTTTTTTAGCAGCAGCAAAAGTTTTATATATTTTTTGTCCTACTTTATATACACCTTTACCTGCTGCTAATGCTCCTTTTCCACCACCGGGAATAAAACCAATAATAAGACCAGCACCACCAGCAGGTGTAACTATTCGTCCACTTTCTTTTTCTTCTTTTGCGCGACGATCCATTGATGCTTTACTTAGTTGTGCAGAAGTTAAAGTTTTACGAGGATTTTTACCGCCTCTTCCTGAACGTCCGTAATTTATTGTACTTGCCATTTGAAATTCCTTTTTATATCTTAATATAATCTATTATGTGAACATTTGTATCCAGAAGAAACTTTACCGCCTTTGGCTTTTTTAGTAGTTTTAGATGTTCCAGAGTAATCTTCATCACTTCTTTTAAGTGATTTTTTACCTCTACGTTTCATTTCACCTTCGTAAAGTTTACCAAAACCAACAGTATCTTCAATGTCCATCATTGTTTCTGGAAATTGTCCTAATGCGTAACCAGTCATTCCCATTACATCTTTATAAGGATTAGTCTTTTTAGATGAATTTTTTCTTGTAGTTTTTTTATATTCACGCTCTTCAGGACTATCACCACTTAAAATACCTTTTGCTTCTATATAAGCAGCAGAACCTTTTTTAGCTGTTTTAATAGTTTTTTTAGCAGAAGCTATATCTTTTTTGTTTGACATAATTATTTTCCTTAGTAAAGCCGATTATGTGAGCAGTTATACTTACCAATTTTACCGCCCTTTTTCATCTTCTTCATATAACCACCAGCTTTTTTATTTACATATTCTTTATCTGCAGGTGGAGTAGCACTACGAGCAGTTGCTTTCATTTGACTAGAAACATTCTCTGTACTATCTACTCTGGTTTGTCGAGTTATAGGTGAACCTTTTCTTTTATCTTTAGGTTTTTTTGGTTCTTTTTTAATTATTTTTTTTCCTGCACTTATTGCTGCTCCGCCGGGGAACAAAAGGCCAAAATCATCTATTTTCATAATATCTCCTATTAATTAGAATTAGCAACAAGATTATCGTCTGCACCTGCAGGACTTGCTGGTGCTTGCATATCATCACGACGAGTTCTACGTGCTTGATTACGTTGTAGTTCAAGTAGCTGAGAATACTGCTGCTGATACAGCGTAGCAGTCTGATAATCTTTTTGAAACATCGAAGCTTCAATCATGCAAGCATTAAAAAGAAGATCATAACAGTAGTCACTAAAATAGTTTGTATTTGATACTGAAGTAAGAGTTGTGGGGCGTGACACATAAACCACCTCTCCAGCATACGTAGAAGCTGCTGTAGGGGCTATCAGTACTGTAGAGTTATTTCTACGCCCATAATAGATAGGTTCGCCTGTAGAGGCGCTTACAGGCCAGTAATCGTTAATGTATTCATCTGTACGCATAAGAAGGTTAATTTTAGTACCATTACTAGTAATATTAAAATTCTTTACAATACGTGTACCAGTTGGTAGAGTAATTTTATTAGTACCAGAAGATACAGCCACAGAAGTATATGACACTAAACCATAGTCATCTAGGTCTTTGACCAAGCGTTCTTCTGCTCTATTCGTCATATTAGGAATAAAGTTCAGGAACTCAGTGCTATCATTTTCTGTAGCAGCAATTAGTTCATTGACCAGATAGGTGTAGTTAGCCATAGAAAATAGCTACCGTAGAGCCAGAAGTAGGAGCAGAAACTTTTACTGTTCCATTCATTTTAATGCCTAGATCAGTAAAAAATATTTCAGAAGCATCATTTGCAGTTGTCATAGTAAACTTAATATTATTACCATTAATATTACTATAAGCGTCTGTTGATGTTCCTGTAATTAGAAAAGTTCCTACACCTGTAGCATATACTGAACGAATACGAGTATCAGCAACTGTTACACTTGATGTAACATCAAGAACTACACCACTGCCTACAATGAAGCCCTCACGAAGAGTTGTTGTCATATCAGCCTCTTTAAATTTTTAAGTATTAATACTAGAAGTATTATAACACTAAGGTTATAAATAAAAAAGGCAAAGGAGTGTAAAAAGATTTTAGTCCTTTTACACCCCAATGCCTTAGTCTAGTTCCTCAGATTTTTAGGAAGAACCTGAAGCACCAAAGAAGCCACGCCAATCGGACCAGCCGAAGCTATACCGTTCACGAGCTTTGTAACGTAGATTTCCTGTGTCGAAATCTGGTTCCATCTTTGTTGATAGAGGTGCACGAACAAACATCTTTGTACCATTAGGAACATCAGTCTTGAGATACCAAGCGTTTGTGTCGGTGAACCGACGATTAACAAAGAAACCACCGGGAACAAGACCCTGATTACGGATTGAGTTGATCTTGTTCTGGTTAGTTGCGCCATTAGCAGCAGTTGTTGGATTAACACCAATAACTGTTGTCATCTGGCTGTTTAGAATCTGATCTGCTGTAAAGGCAAGATCAGAAGGAACGTGAAGCGACTCAGCTTGTGCACCAATTAGAATACCACGATCATCTTTAGTCTTTGAGATTGTAATAAGAGCAGTCTCAAGAGAAGCTTCAGATAGATCAGTAGCACCTAGTGTGTTGGACTGATTTCCATCTCCAACAGTAGGATGAGCAGCGGAGAATAGTGGAACACCATCACCACCGTTATAAGAAGTATTAAAACCACTGTTGAAAACATCAGCAGCTTTTACTTGCTTAGTGTTTGCCATAGCACGGGCAAGACCACGTGCACGAAGTTTGGCAAAGGTATCATAGAGGTTGTCTTCCATAGCTTCTTCAGTAACAGCAAATGCAAGAGCGACTGTTTCTGCTGTATAGCGAGCAGTATAGCCTTCTTGTGCGTCATCATACTGAACTGCAGCACCTTCACCCTTTACAGGTGCAGTACCAAAGCCGGTGAAAAGAACTTCTTCTTCAAACGCACGATCTGAGTTTTCAATTTCGTAAAGTGGCTCATGTTCGTTGTCCACGTCACCATATTCAATACCAAAGATAGCGTTTAGGCCGGGAAGAAGTTCCTTGGCAATACTAGCGCGATTAATAGCCATTTTTTAAATACTCCTTCTCTTAACCAGCAGGTGGTGCAGAAGTACCAGCACACACAAAAGCATCATAGTGACGTGCAATACGTACTTCTAGCTTTGGGAATGCGCGTTCTGCAGCATCATTAATGTCATTACCGGGTTCGTTGATTACGGCAACTGGGCGAAGCATTGCACTAGCTGTTGTGCGAGTACCTGCTTCAAGACCGAAACCTGAACGACCAGTAACAGTTGAGCCTGAACCTAGAGTGACATTAAAGTTAAAGCCACCATTAATATCACCAATTGAAACTGAAGCATCAGCTTGAATTTCAAAGGTAGCATTAGGATCATCAACAACCATTGCCTGAGCATCAGTTGCAGAAAGACCAGCAGTCCAGTAATTAGACCACTTAGGTTCTCCGTTTTCCACATAACGGCAACCAGTAAAGACACCGATTGCTTTTTGTGTAATTGTAACTAGGGCTACGATATATCCGCCTGATTGTGAAACGATATCACCATTAAAAAACGCAGGGGTTGTACCTGAAGCGATTGGGTATTCATTCATACCAGAACCGTTAGGTGCGCCACCGCGACGGCGGGAAGGGCGTAGACCAGATAGTGCTTTAGTAGTACTCATAGTACACTTTCCTTTCTATGCTTTATACAAGACATGCACACTAGTAGCCTTAGTTGAGGTAAACAAACTTTTATTTATTCCTGAAATTTAGCTTGTTTACCACGGCTTACTTGTGTACGGCTATTATTTGAGATCGGCATACGAGAATCTGAACTACTCATTAGTTGAGCATTAACTGCTTCAACCATTTCTCGGCTACGTCCCTCATAGTATTCTTGACGAGATTGTGCAAGTTCTTTAGGCATTTTTGCTAAAGCCAAGTCTCCACGACAGACTGCACCTGCATATCGTCCTCCCTCTCTCACGTCAGAGGATTGTAACATTTCTGGAACTTCTTCAGCCTGTACAAATTCCCAACCTTCTGCTGTACGCTTACCTACATTCTGGTAATCTTCTTGATTACGTAGAGTAATACGAATCCAACGTAACGCCATACCTTCACTGGCATGTCGTTTAATTACAGAAGATGGAATTTCAAGCCAATTAGGCTCTTCAAAAGTTGTACGTCGCTGTGTAACTTCTCTAGTTTTGTCACTACGTGAGTCATTTCGTGTTGTCATTGTATCTTTCCTTCCACGCTTAATTGTTATAAATTTCTGTATATTCGCCATCAGCAGAATCTGCCTTTAGCTTTTCTGCAGC